ACGGCCGGGAATGATCAGCTGACCGGCTACGAAGGTAATGACAGTCTTTATGGTGGGCGTGGTGACGATAGCGTCAACGGACGAGGCGGAGACGACCTACTTGACGGTGGTGAGGGTGCCGACAATCTATTCGGTGAGGCGGGTAACGATCGACTGTTCGGTGGCGCACAGGGCGATACGCTCTACGGCGGCGAGGGCGATGATCAGCTGGATGGTGGAGCAAACAACGACATCCTGTATGGCGGTGGAGGCAATGATCGTCTTGAGGGTGGTTCCGGCAATGACTATCTGAGCGGGGACGCCGGAAGCGACACTTATGTATTCGGGCGCGCCTCAGGCCAAGATACGATCAGCAACTATAGCTATGAAACTACGTCTACTGACGTAATTGAGCTAGCTGCGGATGTTGCTGTGGAAGATGTCACCATCTGGCGCTACAGCAATGATCTCGTGCTGGCTATCAAAGGAACTGATGCGCAGATTCGGGTTGGGAGTCATTTTTACAACGATGGTAGAGAGTTGTATGCGATCAACCAGATACGTTTTGCCGATGGAACGGTGTGGGATGCCACACAGATCAAATCGTTGGTGCAGGCCTCTACAGCAGGGGATGATCAGCTAATCGGTTACCAGGGCAGTGATAGCCTTTCTGGAGGGCGTGGCGATGACACCCTCAACGGCCAAGGTGGAGACGATCTACTCGATGGCGGTGAGGGCGCGGATAGCCTTAATGGTGAAGCCGGCAATGACTTGCTGCTCGGTGGTGCCCAAAACGACAGGCTGTACGGTGGAGAAGGCAATGACCGTCTAGATGGCGGCGCCGGCAATGACTACCTGAGCGGAGACGTCGGAGGTGACACCTATGTGTTTGGTCGCACCTCTGGGCAGGACACGATTAGCAACTACAGCTATGACAGTGGCTCCACTGACGTGCTGGAGCTGGCTGCGGATGTTGCTGTGGCTGACCTTATGGTTTGGCGTTATAGCAACGACCTGATAATAGCAATTAAGGGGACAAATGCGCAGATCACAGTGGGTAGCTATTTCTATGAATCTGGAAGCACTTCCTACACAGTCGGAAAGATCAATTTTGCTGATAGAACTTCTTGGGCCTATGCGGACGTACTTAATTTAGTAATGCAGCAACCAGCTACGCAGAGCTACATTTATGGCACGGCCGAATCAGATATCCTCCAGGGTACGTCGTCGCTTGATAATGTATATGGCTACGGCGGAGACGATGTGCTGGATGGTGGGGCTGGCAATGATACGCTCGACGGAGGCTACGGCAACGACGTGTATCGTTTTGGTCGTGACTCCGGCAACGACATCATCACAAATAACGATTGGGCCGCTGGTAAGCACGATGCGATCGTCATGGGTGAAGGCATCTC